ATGGTGCCGCTCCCGTTGAAGTAGAGACAGTGGTTGCCGCCATGGATCGGAAAGTTCCCGGCCATATCGAAATTCCGAATAGTGCTATCGAGCACTTCGATATAGGTTGCCGGCCCACCAGGGGCCCCGGAGGGACCTGACTGGACGGGACCGATAAGACCTGTGCCACCATCAGCAGCAAACCCGTCGTGAACGTAGACATGTTGAAGGCGGATATGATGGGCCGAGGTAACGCCGCTCTGGCCGGTCCCCATCGCGAAGCCCATTTGACAATACGAGCCAGCATCAGCTTCAAAGCCCTGAAAGATGATGTAGTTGCGTGTGGCAAACCGCATGTACTCGACGACGGCATGACTACCATTCAGACTGCACTTCCCGGGAGCCGGACGGAGGACGGTCGAGCACGTCGGGATGGTATAGGAGCCTGCTGACGCGCCGACGTTGGTGCATGGCGTCTCGGCCCGGATGACAGTCGCACCAGGCCATGCCGCTTCACGTGCTTCCCCGCCCGGCCCACTCCCGCTCGGGATCGTGTCAGGTTCGATCGCCTCGTTGTAGATCCCGGCCCCGATGACGAGCGTGTCGCCGCCGGTCAGACACGTAATGCCGCCCGCGATGGTCGCGCGGCGATTCGATGACGTGACGGTATTGCAGGCCCGCGAATCGTTCCCGGTCGGCGCGGGACTGACGTAGTAGGTGTTGCCAGCGCGCGGCTCCGGCGCGCGGACCTCGATCCGGATGCAGGCCGCGACCGTCAGCACGAGCAGGATTAGAATGATCCGGTTTTTCATGGGTGCGCCGCTCCCGTGGCCGACGACGAGCACGCGCTTTCGGTGCCGGTCGCGTTGAGTGCCGTGACCATCACGGCGTAGTTCTGGCCGTTGAGAAGCTGCGGGATGCGATACGACGAGGCCGGGGCCGCGACGCTCGAGAATTGACTGCCGGGGCAGGGCGTACTCCCGCTCGCGCCCCAATAGACGCGGTAGCTCGTCAGATCGACCAACGTCGAGTTGTCGGTGTTCTGGGTCGGCGGCGTCCAGTTGGCCGTGATGCCAGCCGGGGACGCCGGGACCGTGAAGCCGCTACAGGTCTGGCCGACGCTAACGTTCGTGGCGGCGTCCACCGCGCGCACGCAGAACGATCCCGCCGTTGCCGCGCCGGTCGCGTGATAGGGCATCGTGAGCGTCAGGGCATTCGTGCCGACGCTGCCGCTCGAGCTCCCGGTTGTGTCGTTGAACGATGCCGTCCAGGTGTAGGTCGGGACGGCGGTGTTCGAGGGCGGGTCCAGCGAGATGGACCAGGACGTCGCGAACGTCGCGTTCGACGGATTGGCGGTCGGCGCGCCGAGACTGAGCCCGGTGGGCGCGGGGGGCGGGAGCGTGTCACCGCCGAGGGCGAAGCTCGCCGTGACGGCCTGCGCGCCGCTCATCGTGACGTTGCAGTTGTGGGCGGTCCCGGAGCAGGCGCCGGACCATCCGCTGAAGCTCGACCCGCCGCTCTCCGTCGCCGTCAGCGTCACGACGTTGCCCGAGGCGTAGCCGCTCGTACAGGTCGAGCCGCAGTTGATCGCGGGCGGGGCCGTGACGGTGCCGGTCCCGGTGCCCGTCTTCGTGACGGTCAGCGGATAGTTCGGGACGGGCGGATAGTAGGGCGGCCACCATTGGGTGACGACCCGCGGCGGACGTCCCTCCTCCAGCGTGACCGTCGCGCAGCCCGCGAGCAGCGCGAGCAGCGCGACGAGGACGAGCGGGCTAAGCCGGGTCAACGGACGTGATCTGGGCCGCGCCCACGGCGGTGGACAGCGCGCCGGTCCAGGCGGGCGTCGAGTCGTCTTCCTTGTAGACCGTGATCGCGGTCGGCGTCGTGCTCCATCGATTGCGGAGCAGCCGGATCGCGTTGAGCAACGAGCGCCCCGCCGCCGAGCTGACGGCTTCGACCAGGCTCATGTCCCGCTTGAAGATCTGATCGGGGATGAGCGCCGCCGACTGGATGCGGTAGGGGATATCGAAGCCGAAGCTCCCGGCGAGCGAGAGCTGGAGCGCCACCCAATCCGCGCCCGCCACCCACGCGCCGTCCGGAATGTCGATCCGGTACCAGCCCGGCATGTCGACGGAGGAAATTTCGCGCCAGCCTCCGGAGGCCCAGGCCGCGCTCGAGGAGCCGAGCGCCGCGAGGGTGATCGGGACCGCCGCGCCCGCGCCCTGCCGGAAATACTTGGCGGTCACGGCGGTGTGCGCGACGCCGGTCATCCGCGAATTGTCGACGCTACTGCGGAGCAGGATGACCTCGCTTACGCCCGTCGCATCGGCCACGATATCGCCGTAGTTTCGGTCCGCCATGCTGTCCTCCCCTTACGGCAGAACTTCGAGCAACGCGTGTTCCATGATGTAAGCGTTCGAGGGATGCCCATAGTTGTGCTCGGCGGTGACGGACAGGGTCTTCGCGATCGTCGAGTCCTCCGCCGCGCCCCCAAACCCCGGCGCGAACGCGCCATTGATATCGCCGTAGATCGAGCCGAGTTGGACGCCGAAGGTGACGAGGACGCCCGTGGCGCTCCCAGTCCCTGCCGCCGGGTTCATGGTCGAGCCTGGCGCGCCGCCCGAGACATGGCAGGCCTGCGCGTTCGTGGCCCCATTCGAGTGAAGCTCGACGACCAGCCGCAACGGGACATACTGCGTCGTGAGCCAGGGCGTGTAGGTGTAGGGGAAAAGCGCGCTGTTGTCCCAGACACCGCCCGGGATGTAGGCCGTTGCCATGATCGTCGCGCCGTAGGTGATCCGGAACGTCGTGCCGTAGAGCGTGGTCGCGCCGAACTGCTGCACGGCGCCGAACGACCAGACCCCGTTGAGCGTCAGCCGCAGTCGCCGCGACGTGCCGAGGACATTGCCCTCGATGGTCTTGGCCCAGATCTGCGTCGGGATGTCCCGCGAGTTGGCGACCGTGACGTCGCCCGCATTGATGTCCAGCACGCGCGGCGCCCCGACCGGCGCGATCTCCCGCCAGGTCCCGGAGCCCTCCGAGATGAACTCCAGGAGATCCCCGGCGCGCGGCCGGTAGTTGCCGAAGGCCAGGTTGAGTCCGGCGCCGTGGACGATGAGCCCCCCGCCACTCGGGAAGTACAGCGTGATGCGCGTCCCGACCGGCGCGGCCGAGAAGCCCGCGATTGTCGTCGTCCCGATGACGTTGAAGTAATTGCCGTCCGTGCCGATGGGCAACGTCGCGGCGGCGGTGAGCGTTGCGCCCTTGTTCCACTCCTGCCGTCCGGTGAAGCGGTTCTGGCCTAAGCCGCCCGTCTGATAGAACGTCTGCGCGGCGGTGATCTGATTACCGTAGAAGCGCCCGACCTCGACCCAGGTCGTCCCGGACAGCGCAAGCAGGAGCACCATGCTGGGATCGATGAGCGACAGATCCGCATTGCCGACCAGCGAGAACTGGCCCGCGCCGCCCGCCCCGTGTTTCACGACGACCGTCTGTCCGGCGTTCGCCGCGCGCAGCGCGATCCACGCCCCGTTCTTGATGTTCGTCGGCACGACCGTGTTGAGGTTGGCCGTCGACGCGCCGCCTGGGGTCGCGAGACTGAGGAACGCCGCGGAGCCCGCGGCCGGGGTCACGCTCGAGCTGCTGATGGTGAGCGATTGGATCGGCAGCCCGCCCAGCAGCTCCTTGGTCGCGGCCAGGTTTTGCTCGAAGGCCGTTTTTTGCTGGGCCACGGTCCGCGCCGCATCCTGGAGATAGTTCGCCGCCGTGAAGTCGGTCATCAGTAGCCTCGCACCGTGGCGTTGACGTGGCCCGCCACGACCGCGCCCGCCTGGTCGTAGCAGCGGATGAGGGGTCCGTTGTTCGCGCCCGCCGTGTTTTGCTGATCCGCGACGACGCAGCTCGTGGCCGTTTCACCGCCCGAGGCCAGGACCGTCGCGGTCACCTGGGTGATCGCGCGATAGGTCGCCGAGAGCGTCAGGCGCGTGCCGGTCGTCGCCGCGATCGCGACGTTGCCGTAGAGCGTGATCAGGTCATCGGCGTCGACGACCGCCGTGAGGCGCGACAGGATCGCTTGCTGGGCGGACGCGTAGGTGATGATCCGGAACTGGTAGGTGCCCGCCGCGAGATTTTCGAGCGTCCCGGGCCAGGGGATCCAGTTGCCCGGGGTGACTTCGTACTCCATCGTCCAGGACTCGGCGGTCATCGTCGTCTGGAAGAGCAGGCGCGCGCCGACGCTCGTCCCGGCGACGGTGTACGAGAACTCGTAGGTCATCTGCTCGTAGGTACCGTCCCAGAACAGCGCCGTGTCCGGCGTCGTCCAGAAGCTCGCGGTGTCCGCGCCCCAGAACACGGTCGGCACGCCCGCCGCGGCGAGGTTGCCGCCGAGGATCGTGCCGTTCGTGATCGTCCCGGGCCAGCTCGCGGCCTTGTAGTCGAAGCTCGCCACTTGGTTGTGGATGCGGGCGTCCTCGAACGTGTACGTCAGGCTCGCCGCTGTGCTCTCGTTGCCGCTGGTATCGACGGCCGCGACGAGCAAGGTCCACTGCCCGAACATCGCCGGCAGCACGAACGGGCTCGCGGAGACGACGCCGACGTGGAGCGTGATCGCGCTCGGCCAGTTTGCCGTGCTGCCAGGGAGGCCGCGCACCAGGAACCCGTCCAGGTCGGGCGGCGGCGCGGGGTAGTCCCACTCCAGGCGATTGTTGACCGGGCCATTGATCCGCAGATTGCTCGGCGTGGGCGGGGCCGAGGTCTTGCCGATGACGACGTAGTTGAGGACTTCCGCCCAGGGCGAGGCGGGACCGTTGCGGTTGACGGTCCGGAGCCGAAAGTCGTAGGCGACGCCATCCTCGACCATGCCCGCGAACTGCACGCGCGTCGCCCCCGCGACCAGGTGCGGCAGGATGTCGTAGGGCGCCGTGGAATCGGACCGCTTGATCCGCGCCTCCAGGTAGTCGGCGCGCACGTTGCTCGTGGCCTGGTAGCGGAGCGTCACGACGATGGCGCTTTGCAGCGAGCCGTCGAGCGCGCGGACCAACACCGACTCGTCCGACGTGACCGTCTCGATGATGGGCGTCGGCGGGTTTTGCTCCGTCGCAATCGGCAGCGTGATCTGGGGATCCCACGCCGGAATCGGTAACTGATCGGCGACCCGGACGGCGGGCGCGTCATCGACCACGGTGAGCACCGCCGACAGGTCCGGTCCGGGGCGGATCATCACGACGATGCCCGGGACCGATTCGCGGCCCACGATGCCCAGGAGCGCCAGGTCGCCGGGCTCCGGGAGCGGCGGCACCATCGGCGTGGGGAAGGTCACGGTGTTCGTGAGCCCCGGCCCCGGGGGCGTCGTGACCGGGACGACGACCGAGCCCAGGTCGGCGAAGCGAAACCGCATTGCGTAGACCTGCCCGGTGCTCAGGGGCACCGCTTCATCGAGCGTCACGCTGACGGCGAGCCCGCTCGCGTTCGTCTCGACGCTCTTGACCCGGCCCCAGGCGAGGCCCCATTCGGTCACGTCGTACGCGATCTGAATGAGATCCCCGCGGCGGCACGCGAGATTTTCCACGTCCGTTTCAAACTCATAGGCTTCGGGCCGCAACTGCGCGGACGCGAGCTGGTAGCGCCCATAGCGCCAGGCCATGTCCGGATCGGTGCACCCGGGCAGGTCCACCGTCTCAAAGCGGGTCGCCGCGAGGAGGCCCGGTTCGGCCACGGGACCGTAGCCGTCGCGGTAGGCGATCCGCTCGACTTGCTGCCAGTTGGAATCGGGATCGATGAACGTGACCTTGAGCGCGTGCAGCGCGTCGGGGATCACGCGACGCCCGTGAAAGTTCCGCGCGTTGCGCGGCGTGAAGATCTGGCGCGGCGTCGTCTGGGTGAGGTCGCGCACGACGGCGAACTTCAGATCGTTCATCGTCGGCGTCCCGCGCCCGCACGCGGCGATCTCCCGCAGGAGCTGATAGACCGTGATCGGGAAATCGATCACGCGATTGTGGGACCGCTGTCCGGCGCTACACTCTCGATGCCACGCCTCGAACTCGGCCAGGTCCAGGCGCTCATCCGGGATCGGGCGCGCGTTGCTCGGTCCTTGCAGGACTTCGCGATAGTGACTCGCCGGGTTGGACGTCTTCCGCATCACCCAGCCGCCCGCGGCCTGGACGGCGCTGTAGTGGACGCCGATCCGCTCGTCACTCAACGCGACGGGATAGAGCGCGACGTCATCGAGCGTGCCCGCGAAGCGCCCGCCGACGCTGCCATCACTGGCGACCGCGAACAGGAACGGGGGGATGCCGCCGCCCGCGCCACCGCCAGGATCGACCACGGGCGGAACCGCAAAGAAGAACGGCGCGACGGAGGTCCCGACGCCGACGGTTGGAATCGTGATCTCGAAGGTGAAGTAGTGCGGGGTGAAGTAGCCCGCCGCGATGAAATAGTGCGGGGTGAAGTAGTCGACCGACGTCGACACATCCCGCGGTTCGGCGCGCGGAGGCAGGCGGCGTCGGACGGCCGCGCGATCCGCCGCGAACTCCAGGTTGAAGGTGTCCGCGTAGGCCGCGGTGCCCGCCGCCGCATTGGAGGCGACCGGGTTGCCGTTGAGCCAGAGCTGGAGGAGCCCCGTCACGATCGAATAGGTTGCGATGACGTGATACCTCTGGCCCGCCAGGATCGACGCGCTGACCGTCGCCGCGCCGCGCGAGAACATCAGGAGACTGCCGTTCTGCTCCAGCGCCCAGCCCGCGGCGCCCCCCGCGAACTCGCTGCCGTTGCTCTTGCGGACAATGCCGCGCGTGCCGCTGAGCGTCGCGGGCTTGATCAAGCATTCGACGGTAAAGCTCCCGCCGCCCATGTCATACGTCGCCATGCCGTCGAAGGTGTCGACGCCATCGTCAATGCCGTCCGCGACCATCGCGGTGTCGCGGTCACCCGCGAGGAGCCCCGGCGCGCCGAGCAAGGGATCGCCGCGGTAGACCCCGGCGTGATCGTGGCCAGACGAATCGAAGGCCGTCGTCGCACCCGCGACTTCGCCGAGCCGCCAGTAGCCGAGCGGACCGTCTTCCTCGACGACGGCGGGATAGGACGTGAAGTCGAGATGGAGGCTACAGGCCAGACAGTTGAACGAATCGACGACGCCATTCAACTGGTCGGTCGCGCGGATCCTCATCGCGACGAGCGCCAGGCCGTCGAGATTGACGGGCGGGATCGCGCCGTAGCTCCGGAGCGCCGACCAGACCGAGGTGTTTTTCAGGACGGGGTCGCCGGAATCCGCCGTCGTGCGTGTCAGGCGGACGTCGTATTGACCACTCGCGACGACCCAGCGGAGCCCGTTGCGCGTGAACGATTGGCGCGCGTCGGTCGTGACAATCGGCGACCCGGGCGCCGTCGTCCAGAGCGTTGCGCCGACCAGGCGATACTCGACGTCGATACTCACGGTCGTCGCGAGCTTTTGCGCGCCGCTCTCGCCCCCGAATTGCACCAACCCCTCGGGGAACGCGACGTCCACCGACAGCTCGACCGCCGCCGCCGCGCTCGTTCGGATCTGCCCGACGCCCGCCAGGAGCAGGATCGCCAGCGGTTCCTCGTTCACGTCGGTCGTGTAGAGCGTCAACGGCGGCTCACCCGCCGCGCCGGTTCGGATCTCCGTCTCGACCGCTTGGAAGTTCTCCAGCGCCGTGTCGCCGATCTTGAGCTGGGAGACTTCGGTTGGCCCCATGCCGACGCAGAACAACAACCGCAGGTATTGATCCGCGCCGACGGTTTCGGTGAAGGGCATCGCCGCGTAGGGCGGGTAGATTTTGTGGCACCCATAGACGCGCGGGACGACGGCATACGGCCGCGCCGCGTTCGTCTGCCCGCTGATCGAGAGCGTCGGGCTTTCGGGCTCCTGATTCGACAGCACGCCCGCCAGCGATTTCATCCCGCCCGGGGTCTTCTTGTTCCCGGCCATCCAGTTGAGCATCGCGGTGAGCATCAGGGACGTGCCGCCGAGGATGAGAGTCGCGCCTCCGTAGGGCGCCAGGACCGCGCCGATGGTCACCAGGAGCAAGCCCGTCAGGAGCGTCCCGATGTTCTTCTGGGTCCGGCTCGCGCCCCCGCGCGGGACGACCCGGATTAGGACGTGGACGCCGCGCTTGGGCCGGACGACGTGATACCACTCGGGATAGATCAGATCGCCGTTGACGTAGACCCGGGTCGGCGTCCCGGGCGGGATCCCCGCGTCCTCGATGAGCTGCGCGATCGTTCGGCCGGTCTGGACCGCGAGCTCGCGCCGCTCCGTCCCGAAGGGGCGGTCGAGAATCTGGATGGGCGCGTCCATCAGCTCGATCACGCGAGCCTCGGGTGGCGATAGATCGCATGGCGGCGACGCGCCCAGCGCCATTGATCAAGGCGCTCGATCGTCGCGCAGTCTTGCGCCGCTTCGATGTGCAGGAAGTCGGTCGGGCTCACCATCACGCCGATGTGCCACGGCGCGTTGAGCACGCGGAAGACGACGGCATCGCCGACCCGCGGCGTCCCGGCGACGGGCAGCCAGGCGTCGGCCGGGATGCGGTGGGCGAGGAGCGCCGCGACTTCTTCGCGCTCGTGCGCCGAGACATACGCGCCTGCGTAGGACGGCACCTCGATATGAAACTCGTCGCGATAGACGGCGACCAGCAGCCCGTAGCAGTCGAGTCCGTCAAGCGTGCGCCCGCCATCCTTGAACGGGATTCCGACGTAGCGCCGCGACCACGAGGCAATCACGGAAACAACCCCGGGAAGCGATCCGGCGTGAAACTATATTGCTGCGCGGGCTCGTTGAGGACGTCTTCCGGCGCGAGCGTTCCGACGATCAGCAGCGCGTCGTAGTCGACCCCGCGCAGCGCGAACGTGAACGGCCCCGCTTCCAGCGTATCCGGCGAACTCGCCAGCACGACTTCCAGGATCACGCTCGGCGTCGTCGTCAGGCCGCGGACGTGTTCCATGATGCGGCGGTCGATGTTTTCGATCCGCAGCTCGACCGTCGGGATCGCGTCCTCGCGCTCATCGGGCAGCGCAATGTCAAATCCCGCGGCCAGGAACTCATGGCCCCGGCTCCAGATGTTCACGGTGTTGTTGACGACGTAGAGCGGGTCGAAGTCGGGATGCGTGATCGTCACGAGCCGCAGGAACGCTTCGCCCGTCTCCTGGGCGGTGAGCGCGCGGACTCCGGCCGACGACAGGACCCGGGGACTCACGGCATGATCCGGAGCTGGAGGTCCGCGGTGATCAGGTTAACGACGTCGGGGTGATTCTGCCGGTAGCGCAACCCGTCCGGTTGGGGCATGAAGCGAAACGTCGCGGGCGCCGACGTGATGGGATGAATCCAATCGAACGGCAGCGCGCCGCCCTCCAGCGTGTCCAGGAAGAACGCGTCGAGGGTCGCGCGCTGGTCGTGCGTGAGCGCCAGCGAGCCCCCGACGATCCGATACCCGGCCGTGAATCGGCGCCGCGCTTTCGGCGGACCGGCGTCCATCGTCGACTCGATGACGATATCGGGCGGCTGTTCCGTCACGCCGGAATCGGCCTGCATCCGCGTCGGCAGACTCGCGGGCCAGACGGCGGCCATCAGCGGTTCGTCGGCACCCGTCGCAGGGCGTACGGCGCCATCACGCCTTCCATTTCGCCCGTCCCGACCATCCGCCGCAGCTCGCGGATGACCAGGTCGTGGACCTCGGTCCCGGTCGGCGTCGTGCGCCGCTGGTGCGTCACCTCGACGGCGGGCGCTTGATTGATCACGTTGACCTGGACGCCGCTGGAGCCGAACTCATCGAGTCGATCCAGGGGAATGACCGCCTCGGGACCGGCCTCGCCGAGGAGACGGATCGAGGGCGACTGCACGATACCGCCCGTCGCCATCCCCTGGTCGAAGTCGATATTGATGGTCTGGGTCGCGGCGGGCGCGGCCCCGGCGATCGCGCCCGCGCCGCCGCCGCCCGTGAACGCGCCGCCGATGGTCACGCCGAGCTTCGCCAGCCACTCCACGAAGGTGGTGAAGGCGTCGCTTTTGAGGAAGTCGGTGATGGCCTTCTCCAGCGCGTCGAGCCCCTGCTTGATCGCCTTCTCCCCGATCGACGTGGCAATCGAGACGCCCATCCGCTCGAACGCCTGCCCGATGGTCTGCGTCCCTTGGAGCACGCCCATGACGCTCCCGGTGAGCGCGCGGTCCAGCGAATCGAACAGGTCGCGGACCGGGGCGACGCGCTTCGCCAGTTCCTTGTCGAGGTTTTCGCTCTGGGCGAGGCGATACTTGTTGACCGCCTCGTTGACTTCTTGTTGGAGCTGGAGTTCCTGCGCCGCGGCGTCGTATTCGCGCTTCAGCTTGGCCTCGATGTCCTTGATCTGACTCTCGTAGTTTTTGCGGTGGTAGTCCGCGCTCAGCCGATTGGTTTCTTCCTGCAGGCTCAGCGTCTCGCGCGCGGCGTCGTACTCGCGCTTGGTCTTCGCGTCGAGATCCTTGGTTTCGCTCTCGTAGGTTTTTTTCCAGTAGTCGGCGACGAGCTTGCTCAGTTCTTCCTGTTGCTTCAGGTCGTCCATCCCGAGCTTGAACGCGTCCGCCGCCGCCTTCTTTTGCGCCGCTTCGAGCGCCTTCTGAGCCTTCGCGGCTCCGGGCGGTGTCGGCGCGCCCGCGGGCGCTTCGGCCGGTCCGGTCGGCTGGCGTTGGGTCGCGCGCATGGCCGCGTCCAGGGCGTTGACCGCGCGGAGGGCTTCGCGGGATTCGTCGCGGAGCTTGATCATCTGGCGGACATACGGATCGTCGGCCGCCATTTGCCCCATCGCGGCAAACTTGTTCGCGATCTCCGTCTCGGCCTGCGCGATCCGCCGCGCCAGCTCCTCGGCGTCGGGGCCGACCGTCCCGAACAGCATGAGGATCTGTCGCCACCCTTCGATGGCCTCGTTGACGAGATTGATGATCGTCTGGACGGCGGGCGCGAGCTTCACCAGGAGCGCCGTGCCGGTCAGCTCGATGGAGCGCCGCGCGATATCGAACTGGTCCTGAATCTTGGCCGCGCTCCGGACGATCCCTTCGTCCAGGACCAGACCCATCGCGCGCGCCTTCTCGGTGAAGGCGTCAATGTCGGCGGTCGCGTCCTTGAGCCCCGCGACGAACGCGGTCCCGCCGCGTCCGAACGCCTGCATCGAGAGATCGGTCTTTTTGCCCTGCTCCTCCATCGCGGCCAGCGAATTGACCGTGTCGCGCATGACGGCATCGCCGGATCGGAGCTTGCCGTTGACGTCGTAGATCGCGACGCCGAGCTGGAAGAACGTCTTGAGCGCCGCGTCCTCGCCCGCCGCCGCCGCGCCCAGGCGCTCGTTGAGCTTGTTCATCCCGGCCTCGAACTTCTGCGTCGACAAGCCCGCTTCCAGCGCGGCGGCTTGGTACGCCTGGAGCCGGGTGACGGTGAGGCCGAGCCGTTCGGCCTGCTCCTCGAGCTGATCCGCGACCCGCGCGCCCTGGACGAGCCAGGCCGCGAAGCCCGCGCCGCTGAGCAGGCCGGGGAGGGGACCGAGCGCCGAGGCGAATTCGTTCAGCGCGCCGCGCGCGCCGTCGAAGACCCGGCGAATCCCGATCCCGAATTTCTCGCCGATCTGGTAAGCGCGGTCCAGGTCGGCGGCGAGCTGCGCGGTGTCGCCTTCGACCAGGACCCGGAGTGCGCCGACCGGTTCGCTAGTGGCCATCGCGCTTCTTAAACATCCGCAGGTAGGTGGCGAAGCTCTGCGAGCCCGGCGTCACGTCGGCGGTCGCGCGCGGCGCGGGCTCAGTCGTCGGTGTCTTCGGCATGAAGTCCGAGGGCGCGAACCGCTTGCCGCCCTTCTTGCGGTGGATGTTCGCCAACGTCGCGGCGACGATCCCCGCGCGCAGGTCGGCGCGCTCGCGGCGCAGACCGTACAGGCCGGCATAGACGCGCCACTCGGAAAGCTCCACGGACGAGATGCGGGTCAGCATCTCGTCCACGGTCATTCCGCCGAGGTGGCTGGCGAGGTCGAAGTAGAAGCGCCGTTCGGCGTCGGCGCGGAGTCTTTTCCCAGTGTGTCGCCTGCGCGCGCGTCCAGCCCGTTCAAGCGGAGCGCCACCTGGAAGATCTTGTCGAGCGCCCGCGCGTTCTTCTTCGCCAGCTCGCCGACGTCCTCATCCGAGAACAGCCGCTTGTCCTGCGCGTCGACCAGCGAGAGGCAGGCGACGAGCGCCCAAAGATTGACGCTGCTGCGCTGGCCTGGCGACGGCCACTGCTGGAGAATCCGCCAGCGCGTGTGACCGTCCCATCCCTGGACCCGGAACCACCCGCCCCATTCGGGCAGCTCGATCTCCTCGACGACCCGATCCCGCGCGGCCAGGATCGCCGCGCGGTCGGGGAATCGGCGCTCGCTCATGGGGCGACCGTCTCCGTCACGTCCCCGGTGATCCGGAGCGTGATCGAGCCCGTCACCTTGTCATCGGCGTTGCCCGCCGTCTCGAACCCCTTGACTTGGGCATCGAAGGCCAGCGTGTCGTCATTCGCGAGCGTGACGGTCACCGCGAGCGGCGTCGTGGAGTCGAGCGCGTCCCACACCAACTTCTGGCCCGCGTCGTGCAGGTTGAAATTCACGTCCATCGAGAACTCGCCCGCATCCTTGAGCCCCGGCAGGTATTCCTTCGCGTCGGACCCCAGATGGGTCACGTCGATGTCACTGCGGTCGAAACGTGGACCCGTCCAGGAGACGACGTCGCCGATGAGCGTGCCCGGCGCCGTGCCGATGCTGAACGTCGTGCCTTGTGTTGGGATCGCCTGGTTCGTCGCCATCGGGCTAGTCCTCCTCTACCCAGATCGAGTAATCGGCGGAGAAGCGATAGGTGTGGCTGTCCACGTCGAATTCGTCACGCGCCGTGAGGTACGCCATCGCGCGGAGCCCCGCCGCCTGGTTGTGGCCGTTCATCGCGCGCCGCACCTTCACCGCCAGGTCTTTCACGTCCTCGTACTCCGCGGCCCAGGCGTCGATCTGCATGCGGACGTCGGTCGTCGACGGCCCCGGCGTGCCGGTCTTCAGCGAATCGACACGCGTCTCGGCGACGCGCTGATAGGACAGCGCCGGGAGTTGCGAGGCCTGCGGACGGATGAGCGGATACATCCGCGTCCCGATGATCGCGGTGATCTCCGGGATCGTCTGCAGGTACGCGTACAGCAACGCCTCGCAGGTGATCATCGAATCGGATGCGGCGGATGCCAGCGGTCGAAGAATTGCTGGACGGCCTTATTGGCCGCGTTGAGCGCCGACTGTGCTCCGGACGCGAAGGCCGGACGCATCCAGGGGCGCGCCGAGAGGTTGCGCGTACCCCACTCCAGGAAGCGCCCGTAAAAGCCCGCGCTGGTCGGGCCGATGACGTACCGCTGACTGAGCTTGCGCGTGGGCTTGCGGTATTGGACCTGGAGCGATCCGGCGAGCGTGCCTTCATCGCGCGGGACCGTTTCCAGCATCCGCCCGCGCAGGACGTCGGCCGCGTTCCGGCAGGCGACCGTGAGCGCGAACTTCGCGACGTCGGGCGGCAGCGCCCGCAGATTCGCGCGCAGCTCCTCGACGCCGAAGACCTTCACGCGGATCATTGCGGCTCCCGCCACTTCGCTTCGATCTGGAGCCCTTCCCGTCGCGGCAGCTCCATGACCGCCTGGATATCGAACAGCTCGCCCTCGTAGCTCACGCGTTGCTTGGGTTCGATATCCGTCCGCCAGCGGATCGTGAAGTAGACGTCGACGACCGCGGTCAACCGCGCCGCTTCAACGCGCTCCAGGCCGCGCAGCTCGCGGACGTTGGCCCAGACCGTCGCCAGGTCTTCCCAGGTTTCGATCACCTCGCCGAACTCGTTTTGCGACGACGTGAAGTGCTGGATCGTGACGCGTCGGTCCAGGAAGCCGGGATCGCGGATCGCGGGATTGTCCAGCATCAGACGACCCCGGTGGAGTTGCGGAGCCCGCTGATCAGGAACTCGTAGCCCAGCGGGAGCGGCATCGTCGGGATGGTCACGATCGCGGCGCGATGGTCGTAGAGCTCGCCGATCACCAGCAGCATGGCCGCGCGCGCGCGCCCGTCAACGTCGTCGGCGCCGGACGTGTACGTCACGCGGATCTGATCGGGGAGGGTCGGCCAGCCTTCGGGCGGCGGATAGAGCAGTGCGGTCGGTGCGTCCAGCCGCCAACCCGTCAGCTCGACATTCGCCGACCCATCCCCGGGCAGTTTCTCGACCTTGGTGACGGTATTGATCGGGGGCGGGCGCAGCTCGAGCGGCAGGGTGGTGGCCACCATCCCCCAGGTCCCGATGTAGCCCTGGACCGCGAACGCGCGTTCGCAGTCCGTCTCGACCTTGAGGCGCGCCGCGGGAATCCACGCGTTTGTCAGCAGCGCGTCATCGTCGGTCACGTCCACTTTGCAGTGGAGCTTCGCTTCGTCGAGCCCGATCGGCTCAGTGATCGACACCGAGGGATCGGGCACGACCGAGCCCGCAGACCCGGCCGTGCCGTCCTCAGCGTTCTCCCAGTGCGACCACGGGTCCCCGCAGCCGCATCCGCAATACGCGAACCAATTCCGCGGCGTCACTACGGACCCGCGGGCTCCAGTCCCGTCACCAGGCCGAACGCGCCGGGAACCCAGTACACCAGGGCCACCCGCATCTCGGCGCGGATGGTGGTGATGTTCTTCTGGAAGTCGTCCACGTCGGTGTTCGTCGCCTGGAGCGAGATCCCACCCTTGCGGAACAACATGCCGCCGACCGGGAAATTGCCGATGATCGCGGTCCCATCCGGGACTTGCGGCGAGATCACGGGCGTCATCCCGTAGAGCGGTTGCGTCCCCGGGGACCAGGGATTCGGGAAGTAGGGCGCGCCCTGCGAATTGCTCTGCATCGTCACCGTCTGGTAGGTCGTCGGGGACAGGACGATCGTCTCGGGCCGATACTTCGACGCCGTCCAGATCGCGGCCCAGGCGGCGGCGATCGTCTGGATGTACGGTCCCGCGGTGTAGTCGACGTCGGCGTGCTTGCCGGGGAGCGTGAGCAGGCCTTGGATCTTGCCCGCGCCGCCCACACCACCGACGACCTCGGTTTCCAGCTTCTCGATCAGACCGCCGACCATGTTGGCGTCGATGTACGCGCGCAGCGCCGGGATATCGTCCAGGAACTCGTCCGGCACCTTGATGATGTGCGCGATCTTCAGCAGCGTGGCCGACGCCAGCGTGAACACCTTGGCGCTTTCGGGCTTGGCCGCGCCGACCGCGACATAGTCGGCCGCGTTGGTGAAGCTCGTCTCTTGCAGATACGGGATCGAGCCCGCTTCGGTCGTCCCTTGCCCGAACCGCGTCGACACCAGGTCCCACGGGTAGACGGGCGGCGGTGGGACCACGATGACGCCGGGCGGAATCGCCGTCGTCGGCGTGATCGTGACCGCGGCATCGATCTCGATGGGCGGGGACGTCCACTGGCCTTGCCGCGGCTGGCCCAGCAGCGTCCGGATCTGTTCGTTCTCGACGAACTTCGACCCGAGCGAGAGCCGGTCGCCATTGATCAGCGGCAGGACGCCGCCCATCATCGAGCGCACGGCGGTGTCTCGGGTCGCGACGGGGGACGGTTTCGCGGCGCCGTTACCGTTGCCGGGGGCGAAGTAGCCCTCGACGGTCTTCAGCGCGCTGGCGAAGCCGTCCGCGCGCTTGCGCTTGGCGTCCAACGTCTTGAGCCGCTCGTCGAGCGCCTTGAACTCCTTGTCTTCGTCGGGCGTCAGATCCCGATCGTCCCCCTCCGCGGTCGCGACCAGCGCGCGCATCCGCTCGTGGGCCTCTCGCATCTCGTCCAGGATCGTTTTGACCATCGTCGTCTCCTCTCTCAGCTCACGAGGTGGCTATAGGCCGTGACCATGCGGGCAGCGAGTCGCCGCCGCGTCGTGGATTGAGCGGGCGCGGGCTGAGGCTCTGGGTCGGGTTCGGGTGTGGGCTCCGGGTTGGGCGCCGGACCGGGATCGGGGACGGGTTCGCGCTCGGGCTCGTCCAGGACGTTGGTGACCAGCTTGGCGTCCCGCGCTTCGACCGGCGTGAACCAGCGTTCTTCCAGCATCCAGTCGCGGATCATCGTCCGCGGCAGGCCGCTTTTCTTGACGTAGACGTCGGTGAGGACGCCCGCCGCCTTGTCGAGCAGGCGGGCCATCTTCCGCATATCGTCGGCGTGCCCGTAGGCGACGGCCAGCGGATCGTGAATCATCATCATCGAGGCCGCGTGCATCGTGACGGGCTCCCCGGCCAGCGCGATGATCGAGGCGATCGACGCCGCCAGGCTCTCGACGCGCGTCTCCACCTGACCGGGGAACTCGCGCAGGGTGTTGTAGATCGCGAGCCCTTCGAAGACGTCGCCGCCCTTGGAATTGATGTGCACGCGGAGCTTGGGGCTCTTGATCGCGCGCAGCTCGGCGATGACGTCTTCGCTACTCTTGCCGAACCACCCCCCGATCGACCCGTAGAGGTACAGGTGCGCGACGTCGTCCGCTGCGGACGCGACCAGCTCGAGGCGGGGCGCCGGGTCCACGTACCCGGTCGGGCCGGACGGCAGGACGACCTGGCGCGGCAGCGCGAGCCCCGCGCTAATCAGCAGCTCCAGCTCGGAGGCGCGCGCCTTCATCACGCGATCCCCGTGACCAGGCAGAACGCCGCGGGGACGAAGTAGACCAGGGCCACGCGCAGCTCGGCGCGGATCGCGGTGAGGTTCTTGCGGAAATAGTCGGCGTGGCTGTTGGTCGCCTGGACGACGACGCCCCCGCGACGGAACAGCATCCCGCCCGTCCCGAACGCGCCGACGAGCGCCTGTCCGGTCGGCATCTCCGGCGTGAAGACGAACTCGATCGGCGCCGTCAGCGGCGCGACCGGGACGCCGGGGGCGACCAGCGCGTAGGTCGCGGGATTGATCACGACGGTGTCCGGACGACGGCGGGAGCCTGTCCAGACGTTCGCAATCGCGGTCATGATCGCGGACACGTTGCCGGTCGCGCCGCCCGTGGCGTTGACGGGTGGGGTCTTGCCCGCCAGGCCGATGAGCCCCTGGAGATGTCCGGCCGCGCCGTCGCCCTGTAACGCCTCGTGATCGAGGACGCTGAGGAGCCCGACCGTCAGGTTCGTGTCCAGATACGTCGCCAGCCCGGGCGCGTCGTCCAGAAACTCGTCGGGGACCGCCAGCCAGTGCGCCAGTTTGACGACGGGCTGAGTCGCCAGCGTGAAATCGTTATCGCTCTCTGGCTTCGCGGCGCCCGCGGCGACGTAGGTCGCGGCGTTGACGCGCGCGGACTCGCGCAGGTACGGGATCGCGCCCGCGCTCGTCGTGCCTTGCGCGAAGCGCCCTGCGGCGTAGGCGAAGGGGCTGACGATCGGGGGCGGGACGGCCACCCCGGGCGGGATCGGCGGGGACGTGACGCCGACCAGCGCCTCGAGCTCGACGGCGGGGGAGTGCCAGCGCCCGCTCCGGGTGGCGATCGCCGCGCGCACGGCGTCGGCGTCGACGAACCCCTGCCCGAGCTGGAGCGCCTGGGGACCGAATAGCGGCAGGATCCCGCCCCGTCGCGGATCGAGCCGGGCGGTGGGATCGAGGATCTGGTCCAGCAGCTCGTCAGTCTTCACGCCGGTACTCCGTTCCGTTGGGCGGTCCGCTGCATCTGCCCGGGCGCCGTGTCCAGGCGCAGGACGGGCTTGTCATAGGCGGGGTCCGCGATCTTGGGCAGGTTCAAGCGCGCGCGCGCTTCGTTGACGCTGACGTAGGGCGTTCCGGTCGACGACGCGAGCGCCAGGACGGAATCCTCGAACGAGCCTTGCAGCTTTTCATCGATGTTGAATTCCACGTAGACCTCTTCGCTGTCCGAGAACTCGGGCAGGAGCTGGAGCTGGAATTCGCCCTCCAGCATCGCGACGTAGGGACCCAGGGTGTCCTGGTAGAGCGCCTTGTGCTGTTCGCGGATCGAGCCGTAGCCCTGCGACTCGACGATGCCGACGAGCGCGGGCGGGACGTGAAACGCCGCCGAGACTTCTTCGCGCGTCAGCTTGCGGCTCTGGACGTACTGCGATTGCTCGGCCGTCGCGGAGATCGGGCTGTAGGTCATCCCGTCTTCCAGGACGACGGTCTTGCCCGATCCCTCGGGGCCTTGGTACTGGCGCCACTGCTTGCGGAACATCTTTCGCTGGTCGGGCGTCCAGCGTGACGCCCCGGCCGGACGATGGATCACGCCGCCCAGGCGCGCGAAGTTGCGCCAGAAGCGCGAGCGGTATTCCGTCCCCGCCTGGTCTTCCATCAGCAGCGTCCGGAGCGGTTCCAGCGGCGAGATCATCCGCGGCTGGCGCAGATACAGGACTTCGCTCGGCGGGAGGGTGATGGTGTGCTCGCCCGACACGGGGCGCCACACGAACTCGCGCGGGATGACGTCGCCCGATGGGGTGATCGTCGCCGGGTCGATCCGGTAGAGCTCCAGGCCCCCGTCCGGGGGATGGAGTTTCAGCGCGTAGGCGACCCCGTCGACGCAGAAATCCGTGACCAGCTCGGTGATGAAGCGGTAGCGCGTCGTCGCCGGGTTGGGCTGACGGAGCAGGACGGCCAGGGGATGATCGTGGACCTCGACGCGATCGTCATTCGAGCGGCGCCGGTACACCTTGATCCCGATCTGGCCGAGATTGATGGCGATGAAGTTGACGACCGTCCAGACGTGGGGCTGACAGCGGTAGATCCGGTCGTAGCCGCCGATGGAGGGTTGGGAAGACCACGCCCAGACGGTCGAGGGGTCGGGATCATCGAGCTGGCCGCGCACGGCGCTGACGAACGCGGCCCACCAGCGCGACCACCAGTCCCACATCGAGCATTGTGCTTACCGGGACGACGGGCTCAGAACAACGGGGTTCTTCCAGAGAATGGTGTTCCGTTGTATTGCGTTGTATTCCGTGGTGTCAGTCCTCGAGCTTCCGGGCCTCCTTGTCGGTGACGCGCAGGCGGGGCTTGTCCGTCCCCGGGCGCCCCACCCGGGTGGCGGTGATCGCGCCTTCGCGGATCCATTTCCGGATCGTTTCGGGGTGGACCTTCAGGCGATCGGCCAGCTCCTGGACCGTCCACAGGTCGCTCATGGGCTCCTCACACCGTCACCAGGCCGTGATCCGCATACGCGGACTCGCCGGTCGGCGCGAGCATCAGGCGGGACAGCGCGGTGATCGCGGCCACCAGGCCGTCGATCCTCCCGGTCGATCGTCCCTTGTCCGGCATCTGGTTCCCCCGGGCGTCGATCAATAGCGCCAGGTTGGAGGCCATCCAGTCCAGGCACGGGTGGTTCGGGTGTCGCAGCTTGCCGCTCTCCAGCAGCGCCAGCAGATGCTTGGTCGGCTCGGACAACGTCGTCATCCGCTGGGGGACCTCGACGAGATCGAACCCGTCCGCGCGAATGTCGGTGCCCAGCGCGGCGGCGTTCCACGGGTCGGTGGCGACCGTGTCGACCTGGACGAGCGCGCCCAGCTCGACGAGCTTGCGCCGGATCGCCTGGTAGTCGATCAGGTTGCCGGGTGTCGCCTCGACGAGCCCGTCCGCCACCCACGCGTCGAACGGCGCCCCGCGGTCGCGCTGGACGCGCGCGGCAATGTTGTCTTCGGGGATGAAGAAGTAGGGCAGCAGCGCGATCCCGCCGTCCGGGTCGTCGAACACCAGGACCAGCGCCGTCACGTCGAGGCGCGCGGACAGGTCGAGCCCCGCGAAACA